CCTGATGGTCGACGGCGTCCTCGGCGTCGAGGGATCGCCGTTCGCGATCACCGCCACCGAGGCGGACCCGGCCGCCAGTCTCCGCGTCTACGAGGACGGGGAGCCGACGGAGTTCACGGTCGGCAAACGAGTCGCGGATCTCTCCGCGGAGCCGCTCGACGAGGAGCCCGAAGCATGACGCAGATCGAACGCCGCTACCTCCTGACGACCGACACGCCCGACGCGATCACGGTCGAGCGACGCGACGGCGAGGCCGAGGCCGTGCTCGTCGGGATCTCGCCTCCGTGGGACTCGCTCTCGGTCGACCTCGGAGGCTTCCGGGAGAAGTTCGCCCCGACCGCGTTCGACGGCCTGGTCGACCGCAAGCCGACCGACCCGCGCGGCAAGATCGACGTGCCGTTCCTGTTCAATCACGACCCGAACCACGTCACGGGCCGGACCTCGAACGGCCGCCTCGAGCTCGCGAAGGACGCCCGCGGCCTGGCCTACCGGCACAAGCCGCTTCAGACCAGCATGGGCCGCGACCTGATCATGATGGTCGAGGATCGCACGATCACCGGCTCGTCGTTCGCGTTCACGGTCGCCGACGGCGGCGAGAACTGGACCGAGGACGAGCGCGGGAACGTGATCCGCACGGTCCACAAGGCCAGCGGCCTCTACGACATCTCCGCGGTGACGAGCCCGGCCTACCCGTCGAGCTCGATCGCCCCGCGGTCCCTCGACGCCTGGCGGCAGGCCCGCGGCCTGGTGGCCCACCGGGCCGAGCCGCGCGGCCTGACGATCTCGCTCGACTACGACCGGACGTTCACCGCGGCCCCCGGCCTGTGGCGCTCGTTCATCGCGGACGCGACCGCCCGCGGGAACCGCGTCGTCTGCATCACGCGGCGCGAGGACACCGAGGAGAACCGGCACGAGCTGCGGCTCGCGTTCGGCGACCTCGAGGTCCAGGGCCTGATCCTGTGCGGGACCGACACGAAGAAGCGGGCCGCCGCCCAGGCCGCCGGCGTCGAGGTCGATGTCTGGATTGACGACTACCCGAGGGGATCGTCGCAGACGCTCCGCCGGCGGCCCCTGCGGCCGGCGCGGCCCGCTCGGTCAAGGTCTCGTCCCTGGCCGGGGCCAAGGCCGCCGCCGCGGCCGCCGTCGCGAGGATGAGGGTCCATGCCGGCTAACTGCGCGAAGTGCGGCGGCCGCTGCCGCGTCGAATCGTCGAAGCGGGCCGGCGACCGCCAGGTCCGGTACGTCGCCTGCCAGTGCTGCCGCGCCAAAGGCCGCCAGGTCGTTCCCGCGAACCACGTCTGGAGGAGGGGAAAATGATCACCGCCGACCCGCTCGCCGCCGCCGACAACCGCCTCGGGCTCCTCGACAAAATCTCGGCCTACATCGCCACCGCCCGCAACACGACCGCCGACGGCCTGACCTGGTCCGAGTTCGGCGAGCTGATGGTTGGCCTCCTGCGTCTGGTCGTGACGATCCTCGACACGATCTCGACGCTGACCGGCGAGCAGAAGAAGGCCCTCGCCCTCCAGGCCGTGGGCGACCTCTTCGACGCGGTGGCCGACCGGGCCGTTCCGATCGTCGCCCTGCCGCTCTGGGTCGTCGCCCGGCCGGCCGTCCGGTCCCTCGTCCTGGCCCTCGCGTCGGGGGCGATAGAACAGCTCCTGTGGCTCGTGAGGGCGTGACATGGCCCGCGGGACGATCGAGCAGCTGCGCCTCCTGGCCCAGTGGTCGCCGCTGCTCGGCTACTTGCGCCGCTACGCGGCGGAGCCCGACGCGAACGCCCGGTCGGTGATCGTGGCCGACGGCCTGGAATGGGCGGCGTCGCGGACCGAGAGCCGGCTCGACGACGACCTCGCACGCCATGTCGCCGCCGTCCTCAAGACACCCCAAGGCGCGGCCCTCGTCCAGCGGATCGTCCAGCTCTTCGCCTCTTTGGAGACCACGCCGTGACCGTTGCCCAACTCGCCCAGTACGCCGTCGGCGTCGCCTGCCTCGGATACGCCCTGTTCCTCGTCGTCCAGCAGGCCCGGACCTTCGTGGGCCGCCGCCGGGTCCGGACGCCGGTCGACGACCTTCGCCTGGTGATCGACCTCGCCGCGCGGCTGCGTGACCAGGGGAAGGCCTCGGCGGTCGTCGTCTGCCAGAAGCTCCTCGACGAGCTGCTCCAACCGGAGGCCCCGAAGTCGTGAGGCCGCTCGCCTTCACCGTCGCCGGGCTCGTGCTCTTGTTCGGCGTCCCGTACGTCGACTCGTGCCGACACGCCACCACGTCGGGCCCGGCGACCGCGGCGGTCTACGTCTACGAAAAGGACGCCGGCGCGGTGCCCGCGTTCGTGACCGTGGCTATGAACCGATTGAACCGCGAGCGGAAGGTCGTCGCGACGCTCCTCGAGGCCGACACCACCGACGGGACCGGCGAGGTCCCTGACCAGTACCGGCTCGCCCTGGAGGCCGCCCGGAAGGCCGGGCTCCCGGCGGTCGTGGCCCTGGCCGGCCCGACGGTCCTCCGGGTGACCAGGGCCCCGGCGACCGAGGTCGCCGTGATGGAGGCCGTCCCATGATCGACCCGCGTCTCGTCGACGTGTTCCCAGCCGAGCACGACGGCTATCCGGCCGAGCTCGCCGCCGAGGACACGACCGACGCCCTCCGCGACGCCTGCGGCAACGCCGCCCGCGCGTTCCCCGAGTCGCTCTGGGTCGAGCCGCGCGACTGGGAGGCGAAGGCCCGCGAGAACGACGCGGCCGGGGCGTGGGCGATGAACTACCTCGACCGGTTCACGAACCAGAACCCTACCCACGAGTGCACCTGCCACAGTCTGCGGGCGAACGCCGAGGCCGCCCGCAACCGGGCCCGGGGCGTCCTGTACGCCGACGGCCCGAAGGCGGACTACCGCTACGCGGAGAGCGGCCAGGTCGGCTCGGTCTGGCTCTCGCCGCTCTCGGTCTACGCCGAGGCGAACCCGCGGAAGTGGGGCGGGGCGAACGTCCGCCAGGTCCTGGAGATCGCCGTCCGCCGCGGGATGCTGCCCGAGACGATCCAGCCGCACGACTACGCCTTCCGCCACGCCCTGCCCGGCACGACAGGCCAAGGCGGGCTGAACCAGGCGAGCGGCAAGTGGACGCCAGTCTCCGCGTTCCCCGAGGGCTGGGAGCAGACGGCCGCCTGGTTCCGGCCGCTCGAGGTGATCTTCCCCGAGTCGTACGAGCAGGCGGTGTGCTGCGTTCTCGCGGGCCTGGTCGTGAGCGTGGGCCGGAACGGTCACGCCGTCCCGTGGGCCCGGTGGATCCCGGGCGAGCGGCTCATGGCCTACCCCGACTCGTACGACATCGTCCGCTACGACTCGGAGCGAACCGCCCGGTCCGCCTGGCGGGGCTCGTTCGCGATCGCGTCCATGACGCTTCCCGACGACTGGAGCCGGCCCGCCGGGTGACGATGCGACCGATCCTCCTCGTGATCCTGCTTGCGGCCTCGGCCGCGGCCGACACCTGCGACAACTGCCACGGCGACCGCGTCGTCGGGCCCGGCCCGGTCCGGTTCTCCTGCCCGGTCTGCGACGGGTCGGGGGCGGTGCCCGACAAGCCGGCCCGCGCGGCGGCCCCGCGGCCGGCGGTCCCGCGGATCGAGTGCGGGGCCGGGCCTGCGAAGGACTGCGGCTCCGGGGTCCTGGTCGACGCCGGGGGCGGCCGGCCGGTCGTCCTCACGGCCTGGCACGTCGTCCGCGGCAACCGCGACGCGATCACGGTCCGGTGGCCCGACGGGACGAGCGCGGCCGCGACGGTCGTCGCGAGCGCGGACGACTGGGACCTGGCGGTCCTCGCGACGCCGGCCCCCAAGGCCGCGCCGGTGACGATCGCCGCCCGGGCCCCGGCCATCGGCGACCGGCTCACGATCGCCGGCTACGGGCCCGCCCCGTTCGTCTACCGCGAGGCCTCGGGCGACGTGACGCAGTTCCTCGCCCCTGCCGGACGCCGGCCCGCCCACATGGTCGAGATCCGCGCGGCCGCCCGCCAGGGCGACTCGGGCGGCCCGATCTTCACCGAGGCCGGCGAGCTGGCCGGGATCCTCTGGGGCTCGTCGAAGGGCCTCACGGCCGGGAGCCACGTCGTCGAGATCCGGTCGATCCTGGCGAAGGCCCGGCCGGCCGATTGCCCCGACGGGAGGTGCGCTCGCCGATGAACGACGCCGACTACGTCTGGAACGCCCTGGCCGCCCAGCCGCTCCGCCGGGCGATCCTCGGCCGCGAGCGGTGCGAGGCGATCGTCGCCGTCGCCCGCGACAAGATGCCAACGGCCGAGGACCTCGTGGCCGCCGGCCGGGGCACCACCGGCGAGCGGCTCGTCCGGCTCGACCTCGAGCGGCGGGTCCGGGAGGAGTACCACGAGCGATGCGGGTTCGCGTTCACGACGATGATCCTCTGGTGGGCGATCGCGGCGATCGTCGAGGCCCTGGTACGGAAGTGGTGGGAGAGCAACAGGTGACGCAACAAACGAGCGACGCGATCGACGTAGGGATCCGGATCGCCAGGGAGTTCGGCTTCCCGGTCGTCATGGTCTGCATCCTCCTCTTCGGCCTGCGGGAGGCGGCGGTGGCCGTTCACCAGACCGTCGTCGTCCCGGTCGTCGAATCCCACGCGACCTTCCTCCGCCAGACGACGGCGACCCTCGAAGGCCTCGGCCGGACCCAGGAGCAACAGGCCGAGACCCTGCGGGAGCTGGCCGCCGGCCAACGCGAGATCCGCGCGGCCGTGACCGGGAAGGACCGCTGATCGTCCTACCGTAGGACGGCGAACTTCGCCGGTCGGTAGGTCGCTCATATCGTGCGGGAGGTTTTGAACCACCACCCGAACGCAAGGAAGCGACACATGCCCAGCGCCAAGTTGCAGCGCCTC